TGGTGTGTGTATATATGGCATGTAGTATGTGTGTGGTGTGTGTGTGGTATGGTTGTATGTGTGTGGTATCTGTGGTGTGGTGTGTGTGCTGTGTGTGTGGTATGGAGTTTGAAGTGTGTGATTGCTTAACAGACGAGGTGAATGATGATGAGTGATGGTGCAAAACGTCCATTTTTTGAACACAATAAATCAGGCTTTGAAAATATAAAAGAAAAGTCTGCAACACTGGAAGAATGGAAAGAAAAAGCCGAAGCTCTTTGGCAGCTTCTTGATGATATTGATACATATAGTGATATGTATAAGCCTGAAATAAATGGATATTTTAAGGCAGTTAACAAAAAAGCGAGCGAAAGGCACAAAATTTTATACAGCGATGGATACAGGCTGATTAACAGATAAGGGGAATGAATGATGAACTTATTGAGGAGGAAGAGTGAGGGGCGGAACAGTACCAACTAAAGCTCAATATAATTTCTACAGCGAGTTATCTGAAATGGGATGCTTTAGAACGGGTGGTCATGCAGAGATACACCATGTAGTGGGAAGTTCTAAGAAGCAAGAACCTATTGAACAGTTTGGATTTGAAAGATTTAACATAGGTAATTGGTTTGTATTAGCGATTAATGATGGCCCTCATAGAAACTGGCCTATAAATATAACGACTAATTCAAAGCGTTTTTTTGATGAGTACAGAAAGGAAAAGAGAGCGCCTAATTGGACTGATTTAGATTGCCAAGTAAATATGTTTTTGGTTGATCAAAGAGAAAAATATAAACGAGTGTATGAAAGGGATTATCCATTAGAGGATAAGATAATAAAATCTATAAGAATGTTAGCGAGCGGCAATTATGAAGAAAAAGTATGTGATTGAATATGATGAAGAGGAAAGATTATTTCATGATAAAATAGGGATGTTATGGGTAACGGCACTAGTTTTGTATTTATGGAGAAGGTATTGGAAATAAAAATAGAAATTAAGCCAATGACAGTAAACAGGGCGTGGAAAGGTAAGAGGTATAAGACGCCAGAATATAAGGCCTACACTCAGGAATTAATGTTAAGACTGCCAAAATTGGATATCCCCGACGGCCTTTTAGAATTGCGCCTAACGTGGGGTTTTTCAAATAAGGGTAGTGATTGGGATAACCCAATAAAAATTACACAGGACATTATATGCGATAGATACGGCATAAATGATAATAGGGTTTATAGAGGGATAGTTGAGAAGAAAATTGTAGAGAAAGGTGAAGAGTATTTCGAGTTTGAAATATTGCCTTTTATTGAATGAGATAGGGTGGAAAGATGATTGAGATTGGGAAAACTATTTGCATATGGGATCATGATGGCGCAGATCCTTTAGTGAGTTCAGGGATTGAAATTTTTAATACTGGCCAAGAATGTATTGATTTTATTGAATGGAAGTCAAGGTCATATCCTTCGACTGATTTCGAGGTCTATCAGGGGTGTGAGTTAGCTAATGTTAAAAAGATACAAGTTGTCACGAAGGTGGAGCTGGAGAAATGCCGAAATTAGAAAGCATGGATGATGACATTGAATGAGATAGGGTGGAAGGATGGTAAAGAAGATAACTGATATTAAGGATGGCCAGGAAGTTCTTGCTAAATTGGAAAGAGTTTTTAAGCAAGAGGATGTTGGGGATTTTATTGGTTTTGATGCGGGTATTCGAGAATTTGATTGGTGGCAGATTATTCTTATATTGAAGATTGCTGAAAGGTTAGAGTGTTTGGAGAAAAAGGTTAATGACTTATCCAACTAAAAAGCACGGAACAACAGGAAAGAATCTCCATGAGGTTTATTGGGAGGAATATTTGGAACGGAAGAAAATGAAACAGAATTTACAGCATTTAAATCAAATGGAATATAACTGGCTCCAAATAGAATTAATGAGGCAAAGTTGGGTTAGAGCTGTTGTTTTTCGCGGGCCGGAAGAAAAGAAATCTTTTTTGAAGGAGTTTATTAATAAATGGGTGAAATAACAGAAGATGAACAAATAATCCTAATGCTAGTAGAAGATTTTAATAACTACGTAGAGCAAGAGGGAATAACACGGGAAGAAGCTTTGCTTAGATTTGATTGCATAGTGTGTCAGTTTAGGGAGATGTTGGATGATCAAGAAACGAATTGATTATTTAAAGGTAGATATCTATTTTTGTGAGACAGAAAAAGAGGTTAACAAAGTTATTAGGGATGACATTGGGGATGTTGGTTTTGAGTGTGATTTTAGTAGGGCGCATGGCGCAACATTTATAAACGGGAATAATATCGTTATTTGGATGGGCGATAAGATTCTATCTAGTCTGTCTCATGAGTGCTTTCACGCTTCTGTAGAAATATGCAAATCAATTGGATCTACGCCAGAAGATGAGGTTGAGAGCGCTGCGTGGCTTAATGCATGGTTATTTAAAACATATCTTGAGGAAATATGGGAGATTAGTGATGAGCAATAATTTTGATTGGGAGGAAGAGAATGGATGATTTAGAGAAAGCGAGCAAAGACCTAGATGAGATTTTTCAGAGAATGATTGATGCTCAGACTAGATTTTGTGGGGATCTTAACGAGATTGGGGAAAAGTACAATGGAGATGAGTTTGTTGCCCTGTTTACTGTAAAGATGAAGAAGTTCCAGAATAAGATAAAGTCTATAAGCTAATTGTTCCACGTGAAACATAAGGGGAAATAGAATGGATAATTGGTACTTACACAGATGCCCTTTGACAACACCTGAGAACTGGCAAGGGCTTTTAGACGTATTGGGTAAGGGTAATTACAAGATCATTCAGAAGCGCTCAGAGGACGGTTTAGTGAGGGGTAAGATCTCTATTTCTCCTGATGGTGCTGCTAATCTTAGAAAGGCTTTAGAAGATGCGAAGTCCTGATGAATTTGAAGAGATTCATGAAGAAACGAACATTAGAAATTGGAATGTAAGGCAATGTCCTCGCTGTAAGTATGACACTGGGTTTCGTTTTGATTGGGGAACGGTTGGTTTTGATGTGGGCTGTATGTGTACGGGTAATATGCCTTTAAGACGTTCTAATTGGAGAAAAGTTGCTGATTTTTATAACAAATTAGAGGGGCAAGAAAAGCTAAAAGCTGATAAGATATGGGGGTTTTATAAGCCAAACCCTTACGAAAAGAGGAATTAAAAATGCCCGGGGTAGTTAAGAAAGTGAGAGGGAAGTGGCGTATTTTCGAGCCAGATAGTGACAAATTAGCGAAGAATGGTGCAGGCACTCCTTTGGATGGTGGTGGTCATGTATCCAAATTCGCAGCTGAACGACAGGTAAGAGCCATTGAAGCCAGAAAACACGACAAAGGCTGATAGTTGGGGTGAGGAAGACGAATTACCCCCTTATGTGAGGATTGACGACAATCGCTCAGGTTCTTATTATGTTATCCATGATGGAAAAGTAACCGAAATTCCAGTAGAAGAGGTGGATCATCGGCAAGGTAATTAATTTATTTGAAGAGAGGGCAAAGCTAGAATTTGCTCAATCTAACCCTTTTAAAGTCAGTCTAATTCCTGTTGATTTCTTCGAGGAGCTGTTAGATATGTTTCCTGAAAGCTCTTACGCATACATGACTCAAAATAACGATAATGGCGTCCATATCAACATAGAGTCGACTATTAATCTTGAGTCGACTATTAATCTTGAGGGTGAATAATGGGATTCCCTGAAGGCAATAAATTTTGGGAAGCAAGATCATCTCATGGCAGAAAAGCCAAATGGGAAGATCCTGACGAGCTTAAAGCGGCCTGTATTGAATACTTCGAATGGGTAACCCAAAACCCAATACATGAGGATAAAGTAATCAGCTCAAAAGATGGTCCAGAACACGCAAGTCTTATTAAGATGAGAGCAATGACTATCGAGGGTTTATGTGTTTTCTTAGGTATCTGTCGCAACACTTGGAAAAACCTAAGCAAAAAGAGTGAGAATGATCCAAAACGTGATGATTTCTTGAGAGTCGTAAGTTTTGTAGAGTCTGTAATGCATGAACAGAAGTTCACAGGAGCCGCTGCCGGCGTTTTAAACTCTAACATTATAGCTAGAGACCTTGGCCTTAAAGATCAAACACAGAGCGAGGTAAGCGGCCCTAATGGAACACCTATTCCAGTAATAAAAGCAGATATGACTCAAGAAGATGCAGCGAACGCGTACCAGGACTTGTTAAAGCATGGATTGGAAGAATCCTAATTACGTAGAAATATACGAAGAGCGTGCAAAGCGCCTTAATTACTTGAGAGAAAACCCTCGAGAGATCCCTAAATTAAAAGAATACTACAAACACAACATAGCCGACTTTATTGACGATTGGGGAATGACATTTGACCCAAGGAATCCAGAAAGAGGCCTTCCTTCCATGGTTCCCTTCAAACTCTTTCCTAAACAAAGGGAGTGGATTGATTGGGTGATAGCTCATTGGCAAGAGCAAGAGAACGGTTTAACAGAGAAATCTAGGGACTGTGGCATTTCATGGCTTGCGGTTGCTGTAGGTGTTTCTCTTTGGTTGTTTTGGCCTGGTCTGGTTGTTGGGTACGGGTCAAGAAAAGAGGAGTATGTTGATAAGATTGGTGCCCCTAAGTCTTTATTTTGGAAAGCCAGAAAGTTTATCGAGCTTATCCCTTCAGAATTTCATCCTCATGGATGGAATCCAAAGGTCCATGCCCCACATATGCGAATATTAAACCCTGAGAATAATTCGGCTTTGATTGGTGAGGCTGGCACGAATATTGGACGGGGTGACCGTGCATCAATTTATATGAAAGATGAGAGCGCATTTTTTGAGGCTGCTGACCAGATCGAGGCGGCTTTATCCGCTACCACCAACTGCCAAATAGACATGTCCTCTGTGAATGGTGAGGGCAATCCTTTTGCTATTAAGCGTCATAGCGGTAAGGTTGATGTATTTACGTTTCATTGGAAAGACGATCCCCGAAAGGATCAGGAGTGGTATGACAAGCAGTGTCAGAAGTTCGACGCTGTGATTATTGCTCAAGAGATAGACATTGATTATGGAGCCTCTAAGCAGAATGTGCTTATTCCTGGCGCATGGGTTAGAGCTGCTGTATGTTTCGATATCCCAGAGGATGGCCCTACCATTATTGCGTTTGACCCCTCCGATGGTGGAAAGGATAAGTCAGGGCTTATTGCTAAGCGCGGTTCTGTAATTAAGGACTGCAAGGAGTGGATCCCGAATAAGGTAGATGATGCTACAGAAACGGCTTATGGGTTTGCATTAGAGCATGAGGCATCTGGAATTAACTTTGATGGCATTGGGATTGGAACGACAGCCCGGTCTATTCTCTCAAACGTTAAAAGCTCGATGGTTTTTAATAATATTATTACGTCCGAATCAGCCCCAAAAGACGAGATATTTGACGAGAAGCGTACAGCTTCGCAGGCTTTTGCTAACTTGCGTGCTTATCTTTGCTGGAATCTTAGGGAGCGATTCAGAAAGACCTATCTGATGAAAAACGAGGGTAAGCATTTTCCTTATGATGAGCTAATATCTATTCCAGACAATCCGGAGCTGATCAGGCAATTATCTATGCTGAGTTGGATGATGAAGAATGGAAAAATCCAGATTCAAGACAAAGCAGAACTTCCAGAAAGCCCGGCCCTATTTGACTGTGCCTTTATGGCATTCGCAGAGATTGATCTATCTGAACCCGAAGAGGAGGATATTGACATCCCGGACGCGGTAAACTACTGGTAAACTTTATTATTCTTTAAAAGAATATTAGACTACAAAAAAACCAATTATGAGTCATAACGATGCCTACGGATAAAGCAGACAATCTTATACCTAAATTCCGTGTTGAATTCACGAGAGACGCTGGAAACTCTTATAACCAGCGTGATGCGTGTAACGAAGATTTGCGATTTCTCCGTGTTGACAAAGCCCAATGGGAAGGTGAGTTTCAGACTCAATTCCTAAACCGCCCTAAGATGGTCTATGACTTGACAGAAAGGGCTGTAAATCGGTTTATGGGTGAATATGGTTCTAACCCTCCTTCTGTGCATTTCAATCCTAAAGACGAAAGGGCAACAGACGAAGATTCTAATATTCTGACCTCTCTTTACCGTAAAGACGAAACGCGCTCAAACGGTCAGGCTGCTATCAGTAATGCGGTTTATGAGGCTGTTGGTGGTGGCTATGGGTGTATGCGTTTATCTACGGTTCCTTTTGACGATGAGGAATTTGAAGAGGACGAGGATTTCCGGCAAGTAATTAGCTTTGAACCGATCTTTGAGGCTTATGCGTCTGTTATTTGGGATGGAAACGCCAAAAAATATGACAAGTCC